TGTCAGGTGAGTATACTACCTCCGAGGGTAATAGTTTACTCAACTATCATATGTACAAAGTATTTTTGGAGGTTGCAGGAATTGAAGGGAGTATTCACGTTAATGGTGATGATTCAGTTATTATATTTGATATGGAAGATTTGGTCAAGTTCCAGAAACTTGGCTTAGACTTCTTTAATAATTTTAATATGGAGACCACCATGGATAGGATATGTTACGATTTTCGTGAAATAACATATTGTCAAACATCACCTATAAGGGTGATGGGTGATAATGGGTTAGTTTGGAGAATGGTGAAAACGCCTTTTAGATCCATGTCTAGAACTTGTTATACCGAAGATAGGTATTCAAAGTGCATTAATAGATATATTAGTGGCATGGCTTTATGCGAACTCGCAGTTAATTCTGGTGTTCCTATATTGCAAGCATGGTCACTATTTTTGTTACACGATGCTAAATACGCTAAACCATTGGGGAAGATTGACAAGATACCAGCCAGGAGTGTTGAGAAAGGGTCTTTACGGACCAGAGACATATCCGATGTCACGAGGGAGGATTTCGCAGTTGCATTTGGCATTTCCAAAGAAATGCAAATACAATACGAAACTGAGCTTGCTGGTGTACTAATATTAGCCCCACTAATATCGTATTTGAAACGTTATCAAAATTATCATTTAAATTAATGCCACCAAAGAGGCAAAACAAAGTAGTCGTTGTCCGACCGCCAGGACAAGGATTATCTAAAACAGCCAGGCGGAAACGACGAAATAGAGCTAGTCTTGCTAAACCTAAGCAAATTACAACACCATATCGTACAACCGATACAGTGGAAAGGGAGTTGCGTAGGGCTATGGCTGCACTAAACTCGCATGGAAATAATAAAAGTGAATGGGCCATGTGTAGAATGAACCCTTGGGGTGCACATAAATATGGCCTGTTGCCTGATGGTTCTAACGATTCCAGGCTTTTGTCTGATTATTACTCTTACACGGACATTATTTGTCCAGGTACCTGTTCTTTTCAGATATTGACACTACCAGCTTTACCGTATAATGGTCTTTTTAGATCGTTAGGTAGTACTGGCAATTATTCCATAACACCATCTTTCAACGGAACGGTGTTGTCAGCAGGTACTAGATCTATTAATTCAATGCAGGCTATAACAACGGCTTTAACTAGCTCAGGTAACTTCGTACCTATTAATCCTAACAGCTGGATATTTGGGTATGTCGATGATCCTACAGTTTCAGATACAACACCGTATATAAGCACTAACAAGGTCCGTATTACATCTATGGGCTGGCGTTTAGTTTATACTGGATCTGCAGCTAGTGCTTCCGGACTTATAACAGTCACTAGCTCTCCCGCTAGTATTGATTCCTACCAGAAAACTGGAGGTGTTGTCAATATTCCATCAGCAAATGGAGTGGCAGCATTGACCAATCTGAATGCAGGTACGAACCCTATGTCTATCGAAGTCTTGACACCCTTTACAGCTGGTTTTACTAGCAATACATCTAAGGAGGTCATGACTTTTAGACCTGAAAATTGTCCACGAGGTGTTGTTAAGCACAACGGAGCAACATTTACGTGGAAGCCGATTTGGGATACTCCACACATTATAGTAACTGCTCAACCAGGAGTTAGCTATATGTTTGACCCATTAACTTCGACTACAGCTGCAGCGGCTAATCAGACAACTCCAACTACGGCCTCTACGATGCCACTTGGAACTGTTAATTTCTTAGAT